CGCATTCAGACCCGATGTTGAGGAGATAATCACCGAGGCATATGAGCGTTGCGGCATTGATAACCAAACTCGCACAGGCTACCAAGCTGAGACAGCTCGCAGAAGCCTGAACTTATTGTTCAGCGAGTGGGCCAACAGAGGCATAAACTATTGGGCTGTTCAGAATAATACTTTGGCGCTGACGCAGGGCACGACGACTTACACCTTACCAGTCGGCACTATTGACTTGATGAGCGTTGTTGTTAGGGAAACTGTCGGCGGCACGACTTCTGACACAGTTGTTGAGCGAGTCAGCATTGACGAATACAACCAACTCCCGAACAAAGCCAGCAGCGGCAAACCTAGCCAATACATGCTAGACAAGCAATACACACCTGTTTTGTATATGTGGCAAGTTCCAGACAGCAACAGTTACAGTCTTGTTTATTGGTCAATCAACCAACTCGAAGATGTAACAGCTTCTAATCAAGACGCAGATATACCTTACAGATGGAACGATTGCATTTGTGCTGGGCTGGCTGCGAAGTTGGCAATGAAGGTCGCACCAGAAAGATTAACAATGCTCAACGAGATGTATGAGAGAGCATTTGAGTATGCTGCGAGCACTGACAACGATGGCGTAACACTACGAATCAGACCAACAGGGATGAATCTTAACTGATGGCAAGAGTGAGAAGGGCAACAGGTAAAAAGTCATTAGCGATCGGGGATCGTTCTGGCTTACGTGTGCCTTATACCTCACTCAAGACGACTTGGGACGGATTAAGGGTTGAGCCAGAAGATTGGGAGCCGAAGCACCCGCAACTTGACCCACCGCGTAATGTTGTTGATGCGGTTGCGCTTTTTCAGCCTCGCCCAGACAATGATCCAGAGAATGTTGATTTTTACGTAGGTTATAATTACGACCCATTCCTTGATCCTCGGCAAAGGCCACCAGTCGGTATTCCTGGGCATGGGCGTGTTGGTTCTGGTTACATACTTGAGTTTGAACTAACTGTTACAGGCGTTGCAGGCACAGGAGCAACAGGAACGATTGATGCATTCGCGACAGTTGTTGACGGGGTCGCAGCGACAGGTGCTCTGGGCGATTACACAACAGAGTCTGAAACAGACCCAGCAGAAGTTCCAGGAGTCGCAGCCACAGGTGCAACAGGCACAGCAGTCCCGAACATCGTCATTGACGTGTCAGTTTCAGGAACAGCAGGCACAGGCGCACTCGGTGTGTTCTCAACAGGCGCAGTTGTGACAGGAGTTAATGCTACAGGCAGACTCGGCAACTCTACAGTTGAAAATGAAATTTCACCATCTGGTGAAGCAGGCACAGGTGCCCTAGGAACATTCACCGAAGAAGCTGAAATAACTGAAACAGGCGTAGCAGGCACAGGCGCAGTCCACATTCTTGGTGAGTCTGACGGAAGCACAGTCAGAGTTAATGTAACAGGAATTGCTGGAATCGCTGCTGTCGGTAATGTCGGTGAAGAAGTTGCAGTCTCTGAGGTAATTGAATCAGGACTCGCAGGCACAGGCGCAGTCGGGACTCCTGAGCCAGCTCATGGATGGGGCGACAATGGCTGGGGCGAAGAAGGCTGGGGGTATGGATTATGAATTATACACAACTAGTAACAAACATACAAAACTTCATGGAAGACGACTCCAGCGAGTTGCAGGCTTCTATTGATCAAATTATAGCGCAAGCTGAAGACATGATCTTTCAGCGTTTGCCTTCAATGCCTTGTTACAGAGGCACGACGACAGCAGCGATGGTGGTAGGAACTAACCAATACGTTATACCTACAGCTCGTATGATCCGTCAGCTTTCAATAACTAACTCTGGCAACACAGTTTACCTAGATCACAGAATTGATTCTTACCTAAAAGACTATTGGCCCAATAGCTCAACAACTGGCACCCCACGTATGTATTCAACTGACACAGCTGGAATAACAGGCACAACCATAACAGTTGCCCCAACTCCAGACGACACATATTCTTACGAAGTTGACTACGTAGCACCCGAAACTGGCCTCTCATCAGGCAATCCGAACACTTGGATTGGTGATAATGCTGAGAATTTGTTGCTTTCTGCGTCGCTTTATGAAACTTCTGCTTTTCTTAAAGCGCCAGAAACGCTAAACTTATATAAGGCACAGTTTGATGAAGCTGTGCAGCTGTTCCAACAGGAAATGGCTCGCAACTACCAAGCCGAGTATAACGGAGGAATCTAAACTATGGCTATTACCCAAGCAATGTGCACCAGTTTTAAGGAAGATCTGTTGCAAAAAGAGCAAGACCTTGAAACAGGTGGCGACACAATTAAAATCGCACTTTTTACTTCTAGTGCAAGTCTCGATTCAACAACAACAACATATACAGGCCAAACAGGCGAAGTATCAGGCTCAGGCTACACATCTGGCGGTGTTGCTCTGACTAACCAAGTCGTTGCTACATCAGGAACAACAGCATATTTTGACGCAGACGATCCCGAGTGGACTTCAGCCTCATTCACAACAGCTGGTGCATTAATTTACAATGACACTCTCGCTGGCAAAAATGCAATCGCAGTCTTAAGTTTCGGCGGCGACTTCACAGTAACGTCAGGCACCTTCCGCATCGTGTTCCCAGCTCCTGGGGCAGCAGCAATCGTGCGTATTGACTAATTAAGAGGATTATGACCCATGCCTAGTACCTACTCAACTAGCCTCCGATTGGAACTCATGGCTGATGGCGAAAAGTCAGGCACATGGGGCACAATCACTAACACCAACTTAGGAACTCTGATTGAGCAAGGTGTTGCTGGGGTTGCCTCGGTAGCTCACGACGACTCAGCCAGCTACACACTGACTACGAACAACGGATCCTCCGACGAAGCTCGTAATGCAGTTGTGTTGATGACTGGGGCATTGACAGCAGACCGCGAAGTCATTGTTCCTGATGTTGATAAAGTTTACATCTTCAAGAATGGCACTTCTGGAGGTTTTGCGCTTACGTTCAAGACTTCTGGCGGGACAGGTGTAACAATCCCTAACGGACGAGCAGCAATTTGTTATGTTGACTCAGGAACTGGGACAGTCAATGCCATTGACGACGGATACTTCACCGACTCTATTTATATAGAGGGTTCTTCAGCTGGCGACTTCATAACTGCGGAATCAACTAATGCTGGTGCAACTTCTGGCCCAGACATTAAACTTTACCGCAACTCAGCTTCCCCAGCAGACGGAGATGTTCTTTCGAAGATAACCTTCACAGCTAACACTGACGATGGGGCTGGTGGGGTTTCAGTTTCAGACGTTGAATATGCGAGCATTAATGTAAGTGCTCCTGAAACGAACGAGACTTCTGGCGAAGCTGGCAAGATGGTCATCGCGCTGAAGCGTGGCGGCACAACTCAGAACTACATTGAGATCCAAGGCGGCACGAGTGCTGACGCAGACAACGACTCTATCGTTTTCAAGACTGGCGGAAGCACAGCGATGACAATTGACAACAGTCAAAATGTCATAATCGCAAATGACCTCAGCGTAGACACAAACACCCTTTATGTAGATTCTTCTGACAATGTGACTATCGCAGGGAATGACACAGCAAATTATTCTACCAATTATGCCAGAGGGCAATTCGCAGCTGTTAGTCCTTCTTCTTACGCTGCAATTTCAATTTCCGCACACGACACAGCTTCTGGCAATGGTTCATTTTTAGGGTTCATGCGGTCAAGAGGAACCTATGCCTCTCCATCTTATGTTCAAGCTGGGGATTTAATAGGAGACATTTCTTCTCAGGCTTATGATTTTGTTGGCGGAGCTGATAGGTATACTTCTTCAGCTCGGATTACATTCACAGCATCAGAAAATCACACAGCGACTGCCGCAGGAACAGACATAACATTCTTGTCTACAGAAGACACCACAAAGACCCAGTACGAAAGGTTATCGCTGGAAAGTGATCTGACTGTATTTAACGAAGATAGCCGAGATGTAGACTTCCGCGTCGAGAGTAACGCCAACACACATATGCTGTTTGTTGATGCAGGGGCAGATCAAGTTAGAATTGGACAAAGCTCAAGCAGTGTGTCCTCGTCTGTTGCAAAGCTATATGTTCAAGACGGTGTTACAACAGATTATTCTGGCCAATTTGCCCTGTCGTACCAAGCGGGTACTTACACCGATTACTATAAGGGCATGACAGGCATTGACCTCTCTAGTTCTGTTGCTAGAGGTCTTCACCTCTTTAACTATGACAACGATTCTGACGCTGGTATAAACTTTTGGTCAGGCAGACCCACTGTTGGCACTCCTGTTATTATGGCTACCTTTGGCCCTAGCAACACTATATTTAACGATGGCGGCGAAGACCGTGACTTCCGCGTTGAGAGTGACAACAACGCTAATATGCTGTATGTGGACGCGGGGGATAATCGGGTTGGCGTAGGCACTTCTGGTTTAGGTACAGGTGCGACTTTTGAGGTCAACGGTACTATGACCGTTGAGGATACTTCTGATAACGACACGCTGCTTCGAGTAAAAGGTGGAACACAAAACCTTTATATTCAAGCTGGGTCTGGTTATGGTGGTGTGCTATTAAGCGCCAATCAATATGTCTCTCAAGAATATAGGACAAACGAAGCGGATATTATGTTTTCCATTGATAATGGAGCAACAAAACATCTGCATATTGATTTTGCTGGAACGAGCCAAATTTCAACAAACGGCATCAAATTTACCCACAATGAAGGCGGCGGCGACTACGACTTCCGCGTCGAGAGCGACAACCAAAGTCATATGCTGTTTGTTGATGCGGGAAATGACCGGGTTGGTATTGGCTCAAACACACTTTCCGCATCCCTTCAAGTTGGTTATGTTCCACCAACCGTCGGGAACCAAGCGCTTGCGGTAGCTGGGCAAAAATCGAGTTATGTAACCTCAAGTTATAGCCTTTGGCAAAACCAACTTGTTGTTTATGACACTAATTCTTCTGCGGCGGCAGGTGTTGGCGGGGCGATTAGCTTTGCGGCAGATTGCGGTAGCGGAAACAACACATGGCTTGCGACTGCCGAAGGCTATAAAATAAACAGCACTGCGGCGGATTATTCAGGCGGCTTTATTGTTAGGACCCGTGTAAACGGGGACGCTACGATGCACGAGCGTATGCGGCTGAATGAAACCGAAGCCGTTTTTAACGAATCAAGCCGTAATACTGACTTCCGCGTCGAGAGCGACGGCAACGCTAATATGCTGTTTGTGGACGCAAGCGCAAATAAAGTAATTGTTGGTGGAACTTCATATTATGGAGGCACACCCGCAATTTTTGGCGTAAACGGTCACATGGATATTGGCACCACAAGTGGCAATGCGTGGTCATTGGCGTTTGCCGCAAGTCAAACCGTTGGCTCGATGGGTACAGTCACTTCAAAGATCAGTGGCTTCAGCACAATGTCTGCCATCCAGTTTTATGCGAATAACGTCACTGGCGGATCGCAAGCTGCATCCATAAACTTTTACACCACAAATAGTGCAACGCAACGGAACACAGGTCGCTTTATCAATGAGGGCGCATTCCAAGTTTCCAATGATGGCACTTATAGAACTTGGTCGGGCAACATCACTGGCAACCAGTTTGTAAATAATCAGCAAAGTATGGTTACGCTGACAAGCGATGCAACCAGTACAGCATTTGACGCAACTGTAATCAGGTCACTCTGCAATAGGTCGCAAAATTCAGGCTATAGTTTCTTAACTTGTACGTCTGGCAACCTTGGGGATGATGAGTTCAGACTGCGTGGAGATGGTCAGGCATATGCAGATGGTTCTTGGAATGGCGGCGGTGCTGACTACGCAGAATACTTCGAAACAACGACAGGTTCTGCGATCCCCCGTGGCACTACAGTCGTATTAGAAGGTAACAAGGTAAGGGCAGCTACAGCAGACGATCCTGCAAGCGCAGTAATTGGTGTTATTCGTCCTAAAGAAGACGGCAAAATTTCAGCAATGGTTGGTAACACAGCATGGGCAAGATGGTCAGAGAAGTATCTGACGGATGACTTTGGCGTCTATCTTATGGAAGACCATAACGTAATCGAATGGGAAGAAGAATATCTGGATGATGAGGGCGAAACACGCAAGAAATCTCATTCATATGAAAGCCACAACATCCCCGATGGCATCACAGTTCCATCGGATGCGACAATCAAAACCCATGACGATGATGGAGTGAAATTCCAACACCGCCAACTAAACCCTGATTATGATCCGAATCTTGAATATGTAAGCCGTGAAGACCGTGACGAATGGGTTATTGTCGGTTTGCTTGGTCAAGTCAGAATACTTTCAGGACAACCTGTCGGGGAACGCTGGACGAAGATGAAAGACATTTCGGCCACTGTAGAAGAATGGTTTATTAGATAACCCCCAGCCGTAAAGGAGAAACAAACAATGGCTATTACTTGCACTTGGAGCGTCAACAACATGACGCATAACGATGCAGACGGAGGTGTAATCCTCGTCTATTGGTCTTGCGTAGCGGCAAGCGACGGCACTCCGTCCTACACTGCTACAGAGGGCGGCAAGCTACGCTGTGAGCCTGACCCCAGCAACCCCGATTACATCCCCTACGCCGATCTGACTGAAGCAGACGTGCTAAACTGGGTGTATGCAAGCCTCGTTGAAGGCGACGAAACCCCTGCGGAAGCAAAAGCGCGTGTTGAAGCAAACCGCACTTCAAAGGTTCAAGGTCAGATTGATCGTGCAAACTCGCAGTCTGACGGAATGCCTTGGGCATCTTAATTTTAACTCAAGGAGAAAATGATGGCTAAAAACGAAAAAGAAACCATCTTTGTGAACGAAAAAGAATATGTCTTAGAAGACCTTTCTGATGCGGCGAAAAAACTCGTCAATCATGTGAAAGATTTTGACAACAAGTTGAATGTCAACAGATTCACTCATGATGGGCTGCAGTTAGGTCGTCAAAAGGCGATCGACCTTCTCATAGAAGAAGTTGAAAAAGGCTCTGAGGACATAGCAGCGGAGTAAAAGAATGAGCGACCGCACCGTTAAATCGGCGCATGAAAGGATCGACGAGTTGGAAAAACAGATCGTAGGAATGCGCACCGAGATGGACC